GGTAGAAAATCTAAGGATTAAAAATGGCAAATGTCTACTGTATTAAACCACTAGAAAAGAAAAGTATTAGCTGGCGGGTAGAAATGTACCGTGAGAATGAGGACGGTTCTATCAGTTGGTTTAATATGGAAGAACTATATCGTTGGGGTCAAGGTTTTATTGAAGAAGACCTTGATTGCAACCTACCTTGGAAAGGCGACAAGTCTGCTCACTGTAGAACAGATGCAGGTTGGGGTTGTGAGTTTGAAGATTCTATCAGTATAGATTGGGAATTCTCAGACGATATTCCAGAATTAGAACAACAAGAAATCAAAGAGTCATACTACGAAGGTGGTGCGGCTTGGTTGTTTGACGGTGAGCATGATTGGCAAACCGAAGATGATTATGTTATTGTGTTGGCACCCTTTAGTGTTGACTACGCTAGTGACAACGGTGATATAATCAAAGAGAATGTAAAATTAAAAGAACGTCCCCCATTAGATCCAAATGCGGCATGGCCTTTTTCTTAACAGACAAATTAAATGATAAATAAAGATGTAACACAAAGGTTACAAAACGTCAAAACAAAACACTCACAACGGAGGGTTATCTATGAGTTATAATAAGACAAAAACAGATCCAGAATTGGGTCAAAAAGTACATCAGCATTTACTTAAGTGTGGTGTAGAAACTCCTACAGTCAATAACAGTATTGATCGTAAAGCTAAAATCGAAATCATCGAAAATGCTTTCACAAACATTATGCTTACATTGGGTCTAGACCTGTCAGACGATAGTTTGATTGAAACACCAAAGCGTGTTGCTAAGATGTATGTAAATGAAATCTTTTGGGGACTAGACTATGAAGCATTCCCTAAATGCACAACAGTTGACAACAAGATGCAATACAACGAAATGGTTGTAGAGCGTAATGTTAATGTTCAATCTAACTGCGAACATCATTTTGTCATCATTGACGGATTGGCTACTGTAGCTTATGTCCCTAAACAACGAGTGTTAGGGCTTAGTAAGATAAACCGTATTGTAGAATATTTTAGCAAAAGGCCTCAAATCCAAGAGAGGTTAACAGAGCAAATTTTCCACACCTTACAGTTCATCCTTGAAACAGAAGATGTTGCAGTTATGATTGATGCACAACACTATTGTGTAAAATCACGTGGTGTAGAAGATACAGGTAGTAGTACTGTTACTTGTCGTTTAGGTGGTGGTTTCAAAACTGATCCAGCGGCAAGACAAGAGTTCTTACAGATTGCTAACAAAGGTTGCAAATGACTATTACATTATTAATTACAATAGCGGTAGTAGTTGGCATCGTAGTATTATTTGCTACAATGCCAAATAATAGTAGCTGTACAGGCGACTGCAATCAAGGTCGTAATTGCACATGTGGGAATAAATAAATGAAATTTAAGTTAGGTGATATGGTTAAGAAAGTGTCAGGTTCACAATGGCACGGTAAGGTAGTAGGTACGTATTCAACTGAATTGACCCCTGAAGGTTATGCAGTTGAAAGTTCTACTGAGAAGGGCTCTGTGCAAATATATCCTGCAAAGGCCCTTGAACTTTGGGAGATTAATAATGGGATTTAGAGCACCAATGGATTATAATTCAGTACATCATCAAATCTATCTAGCAGGGGTAGAACTACATAGCCCGTATAATGACGGTTATGTTCAATGGGGAATCAAACAAGATTTACATAAGTTAAAATGGTTGTTAGATGAGATTATGGCTGACAGTCCTACATTTGCAGGTGAGGATGAATTCTTAAAAGAACATGACCAAACTAAGATGTGGAGAACTCTTTCAAAATGATTTTCAATCACATTAAAGAACTAAAATTACAGGGTAAGAAGATTGGTGTTACTTTCAGTACATTTGATATGCTTCATGCAGGCCATGTTGCTATGTTAAGTGAAGCTAAAAATCATTGTGATTACTTGATTTGTGGATTACAAACTGACCCAACTATTGATAGACCTGATACTAAGAACAAACCTATTCAAAGTATTGTTGAGCGACAGATTCAACTAGCGGCTTGTCGTTATGTTGATGAAGTAGTAGTTTATCAAACTGAACAAGACTTGATTGACTTGTTGTTGATACTCCCATTAGATGTTCGTATTTTGGGTACAGAGTATGAGGATAAGAACTTTACCGGACGTAATGAGGGTGCAGGTCGTGGTGTCCAAGTTATATTTAATAAGCGTGACCATAGTTTTAGTAGTTCAAGTTTACGCAAACGTGTAGCAGAAGCAGAAAGGAATAAAGTATGAAAAATTTTACAGTTAAAGAAAATCAAGCATTTAGACTCCGTGTTCAATTAAATAAATGTCTTACTCCGTCGGATTTAAATTCTATAGAGTTTATACAAGAAAATCTAAAAGATGGAACAGTTATTGATACATCAACATATAATTTTTTTATGACAGATGAAGAATTAAAAACACTAATACAAGGCTTAAAGGAAAATTAAAAATGTCTCAAAGAATCTTAATCATGGGCTTACCCGGATCGGGTAAGACTTATCTAGCACAATATGTACTAGAACATTTACAAAACGAAAAGAAAAAAGTGGGTTGGCTCAATGCCGACGATGTTCGTAAAAAATACAACGACTGGGATTTCACTGAAGCAGGCCGTATTCGTCAAAGTCTACGTATGCGTGAACTAGCAGATTCAATGACAGAGTATGATTATGTTATCTGCGACTTTGTTGCACCTTTAGTTGAAATGCGTAACAACTTCAAAGCAGATTGGACTATATGGGTTGACACCATTGACAAAGGTCGTTACGAAGATACCAACAAAGCATTTGTACCTCCTGAAGTTTACGACTTTAGAATTACAGAACAACGTGCTGAATGGTGGGGTGAGTTTATTGCCGCCCATATATATGATAATCGCCGTAGACCGGTGTTTGATTGGCAGAAAGAAACAGTACAGATGTTAGGACGTTGGCAACCGTGGCATCCAGGACATCGTGCATTATTTGAACGTGCTATTGCTAAAACAGGACAGGTAGTGATTCAAATACGTGATTGTCAAGGATGGCAAGGAAGTAATCCATTTGCTATTGAACAAGTAAAGAGTTTTATTCGTAGAGACTTAGATCCTCTGTACCAAGGTCAGTACGAAATACAAGTTGTTCCTAACATTGTGAACATTACATATGGGCGTGATGTTGGATATAAGATTGAACAAGAAACTTTTGATGATGCTATTCATAGTATTAGTGCCACAAAGATTCGTAAGGAATTAGGATTAAAATGAACAAATACCACGTTAGATTTAATACCAAACATAACGGTAGTGAACTAGTCTGGCGTGTTTTTGAAAATGGTGTAGAACATTTGGCAACAGATGTTCGCATCATTGGAGAAACTTTTACCGAATGCACACATGAATATGGCGAAACCAAATGGAATATTGCTTGCCATGGTAGAATAGTTTGGGTAAATAAGGTTGCAGTAATTGTGACAGATAAAGATTAATTTTGAAGATGAACGGTAACCGAACTTGTATTATTTGCTTACCACGCACGGGTAGTCAATTATGTGAACAATTAGCTAATGAGGTAAACTCAGGGATTCAATTGGGTGAATATTTCGAAAATTGGAATCGTAGTGAATACATCACTGATGTGGACAATAATATATTATTAAAGAATTTTGCTAGCATTCCTACAGACTTTAAACTATTTGAAGGATTTAAAGAACGACTTGATTTATTGAAAAATACAAATATAAATCAGCCACTAACACTAAGAATATTTTTGATGGATCAACATGATAAAGATATACTATCTAATATAATAATGGAATTAAAAAATATAGGTTTTGAATTTATCACATTGAAAAGGGATATAAAAGAACAACTATTAAGTTACATGATTGCCCGCTCTTATGTAAAAAATGTATTTAGAATTAATAGTGAAATAAATCAACCGGTATACATTGATCTTAGAAAATTAAATAAAGCACTAACTCACATCTATGATAGTCATCTATTATGGGAAAAGAACTTATCTGTGGTATTACACAATATTGAATATCAAACAGTAAATTATGAATCTATACATTCAGATATGGAAAACATCTACAACACAAAATTTAAATATCAAAGTGAAAAGTCAATTAAAGGTGACCCATTTGATTTAATTATAAATAAACAAGAGGTTATGGATTTTTTAACAAATCTTTGACTTTACCAATACCGGTCTCTTTGGGCTCATCCCGGTATACAAATTCTGCGTCCTATGCTATAATCTAACATAGGAGAACACAATGGCAAACAAAAAATTCTTTTCAACAAAGACATACCGACAAATAGGTCCTGTTGCATATCGTCAATGGCGTGCAGACAGTCATTGTAATTTAATTCATGGCTATGCTATGAGTTTTCACTTTGAGTTTGAAGCTGATACACTTGATGCCCGTAACTGGGTAACAGACTTCGGTGGATTACGACCACTCAAAGATAAACTAGAAGAATGGTTCGATCATACATTACTAGTTGCACAAGATGACCCAATGCGTGAACATTTATTAGAACTAGGTCGTTTGAAATTAGCAAAGATTACAGAAGTAGAACGTACTGGTTGTGAAGGTATTGCTGACTTCTTGTATGAATATATTAACACAATCTTTTTACCTAACTGCGGTAGTGAAGAAGCAAAACGTGTCTGGTGCTGTAGAGTAGAGGTTCGTGAGACTGATAGTAACATGGCAGGACGTGGTGGTCACAGGGAAGACAATGAATTCGCTTGAGAAAATCTGGGCTAGGGCAACAGGTCATCTAATGGGTAACACCGATGATGACAGGCCTGATGTGCCTATTCTTACATTGGGTGAAGCAAGAATTGCATTGTTCCTAAAAACTTTCTGGGTGGTGCTACATGTGATAACATGTTGTTTTATTATAGCAAATACTATACATCATTGGTAAAATATGAATAAAAAAATTAAAGAACTATGGGAAGAAGCCGCTCAACGAGATGATATAATGGATGAAAAACGTTATGAACATTTTGCTGAGTTAGTAATTAGAGACTGTGCTAAACAAGTTAACCATCTTTATAAACAAGGTGGCGGCACTTGGGGTGAAGTTATTCTTAAACATTTTAATATAAAAATCAAATGAGTCATTTAAAAGTATCAGAGTTATTTTATAGTATTCAAGGTGAGGGTAGATTCATGGGAGTTCCCTCCGTGTTCTTACGAACATATGGATGCAATTTTACATGCGGTGGATTCGGCATGCCTAAAGGGGAATTGAGTAGTGAGAGAGATGTTATTGCGATTAAAGCAGAAGATTATACAGACTATAAATCCTTACCGCTTGTCAGTACAGGATGTGATAGTTACGCAAGTTGGGACCCTCGTTTTAAACATCTTAGTCCTGTCATCGCTACCGATAGTATTGTTGACAGCATTTGTGATATACTTCCTCATGGTCGTTGGATGGATGAACATCTTGTTATTACAGGTGGTGAACCTCTTCTTGGCTGGCAAAGAGCGTATCCTGACTTACTGTCACATGAGAAAATGAGAGCATTGAAAGAGATTACATTTGAAACTAATGGCACACAAGAACTAAATCAAGACTTTAAAATATATCTACAGAAATGGAAGATTAACAGAGAAAAGAATGCACTTACATTTAGTGTGAGTCCTAAACTAAGTATCAGCGGTGAGAAGTGGAGTGAAGCAATTTGTCCCGAAATTATTCATCAATATGAAAGCATAGGATTTGTATATCTTAAGTTTGTCATTGCCACAAAAGAAGATGCAATTGAAGCTGATGAAGCAGTAAAAGAGTTTCGTGGTAGAGGTTTTAGAGGTCCAGTATACTTCATGCCATGCGGTGGTGTAGAATCATTGTATAACTTAAATGCAAAGAATGTTGCTATTGAAGCAATGAATCGTGGTTATCGTTATAGCGACAGACTACAAGTACCACTCTTTAAAAATGAGTGGGGAACTTAATGCCGCAAACACAGCCATACGATCATTTCTATGAAAGGATGATCGGAACCGAATACAAGTTTGCTTGGTTACCTAAGAGATGTGATATATCAGGTGAACGTATTTGGTTAAAGTATGGATACCGATTAACTAGAATCATTACTGGGCCAGGTGAATCTATATTTGAGTATAGATGGCACGATAAGAATACCCATATTATGTGGAAACTAACAAGGTAAATATATGTATGAATTAAGATATCTTGTCCGAAACGGTTGGGACGGACCAGAAAAAGTGTTACAATATAGAACACAACTTGAAGTTACAGACTATAGTGGAACTACTACAAACGGTAGTTTTACTAAAAAGCGTGAATGGACTGAGTGGCAAGATGTGCCTACAGTAAAAGATACATGAGAACATACGATAAACGAATTGGGTTTTTAATAAACTCTGAACATATAAAATCTACAGGTGGCAATGGACAATTTGCTAGAAGTTTTTGCGACTTGATGTCAAAAAATAAAATTAAAGTAGATATCATTACTGATAAAACCCCGCACTATAAAGAGTTTGCAAACTCATTAGGAGTGAATATCATTACACCAGATGACCCATATAAAGATGGAAAGCACAGCGCCATTTTTGCTAAACCTGATAGTTATAATTTAGAAAAAATGCTAAACTTTAGAAATTCAATTCTAAAGGCTATGACTACTAATATGTATGATATATTTGTGTGTAACTCACCTGAGAGTATTTTTACCGCAATATCATTAGGTATGTCAGAAAACATACAAATAATTGCATATACACATCTAGAAAGTCAAATTTTTACTAACACTAGTAATCCTTTCTGTGATGAAGCAAATGAATTAATGAGGCAAAATCTTACAACTTCAGGAATCTTTGTTGCTACTCAGAGTGATTTTAACGCAAAACAATTTAATAGACCAAACGTGTATGAATGTCCTATTCCATTGACAGAAGCAACGTTGTTGAAAAAATATAACAACAAGAGAGAAGGTGTATTATTCGTTGGTCGTTGGGAACCAGGTAAGAAACCAGAATTGTTTATTGATTTAATAAAACAAACAGGTTTACCTGCAAAAGTTTTAACAAGCCCTAATGGCGTAAAAAAGTTTGAGGAAGCATTAAAACCATTAGGTGTTAAGTATGAAATTAAACACAGTCTTGTAGGACAATCAAAAGTTGATTTTATAACAAGTGCTAGAATAGCGTTCAATCCTAGTATAGTTGAAAGTTATGGTATGGCATTCCATGAACAAACTATACAATTACCTACAGTAGCGTTAGATGGCATGCGTTGGTTAAATAATTTCAATAGTGATTATTATTATACTTGTGATAAAAAAACTATGGTTGATACTATTACGAGTTTATACGGGCATTTTGATAAAGCAGAAGAATGGTATAACATCAATGTAGTTGAATATTATTCTGAATTAGAAAGTCAAGTGTTTTCTAAATGGAAGAAATGTTTTGACGCATTTATTCCTAAACAAGTTAAAGGTGATAGTGCTTCTATAAATCAACAAACATCTGTATGCTATGATACCTTTATAAAGAGTTTAAAAAGAACACAAATAAGTTTAGGTAATGACTTACGAGCAATTTATAACAACAAGCATAAGTTTGACGTAATTTATACAGATAATCACACCCATTTATCTAAAGATAAAAATTATATTCCAATTGACCCTATGGTAGAAGTTAAAGAAGATAACGCTGATAGGTTAGTTCAACCCTACAACAATTTGTTTTACGAAGATACTGATGCAACAGAAAATAACTAATTTTATAAATTCATCTGACTTTCAAAATACGTTTAATGTTTTAAATAAGTCAATTGTGTCACCTGGACCGCAAATTTTTACTTTAAATCAGTTAGTAAATAATTCCTCAATAAAAGTTAAAGGCGGGATATATTTTTTGTATGATGACAATCAACACGGATTATATAAAAAGGATGCGCTATGGTATGTGGGTATAACTGGTACTTCAACTCTAAGAGACCGTGTTCGTAAACATTGGCAAAGAGCAACAGGAACTTTTAATTTAAACAATAATACTATTGTTCCGAGTTTTAACTATTTTGAAAATTGGTTAAATTCAAAAGGACATGGTGGTGTTAATGGCATTTGGCAAAGTAATTGCCAAGTTCTTTGGTATGAAACAGTTAACCTTAGTAAGGATGAAATGGAATATCTAGAAACAAAGTGTATTATGTCGCTTGATCCTATTCTTAATAAACAAAGATTTTCTATTTTTGGTATACCGGCATTAAATTTATTATGAAAAAAGTTTTAATAACAGGTTGTTCAGGTTACATAGGATCGCATCTATGTAAACTATTAGCAAATGACTATGAGGTGCATGGATTAGATATTGTTGATCCACAGGCACCGCTCAATGAATTCTATCGATGTGATATCAATAGACAATTTACAATGCCGGAAGATATTGAATACGATGCTGTTATTCATTTAGCCGCATTAGTTCGTGTTGGCGAGAGTGAACAAATACCAATCAAATATTATATCACTAACTTGAATGGTACGATGAATGTTATCAACAGAATAAAAGCAAAGAACTTTATATTTTCAAGTACAGGTGCCGCACAAGATTGTAATAGCGCATACGGTATTAGTAAACGTGCGGCAGAAGATGTAGTTAGAGAATATTGTACAAACCATCGAGAAACACCATATACAATCTTTAGATTTTATAATGTTATTGGAAGCACCGTCGTATCTCCCACTAACCCCGATGGGTTAATGTATAACTTAATGAAGGCACGTGAGAGTGGTGAGTTTACTATATTTGGTAATGACTATGATGTGAGTGATGATGGTACCTGTGTACGTGACTATGTACATGTCAATGAAATATGTGACGCATTAATGCAAGCAATTGAAAAACCTAGCAATAGTGTTGAATCACTTGGGCACGGAGTAGGATGGACTGTTAAAGAAATTGTTGATGAATTTCAAAAAGTCAATAATGTTAGCTTTAATATAAAATACGGGCCAAGAAGAAAGGGCGACATTGCTAGTAGTGTACTAAAAAATGTATCGCCCTATATGCGTAACTTGTATACGATGGATGAGTTACTTAAGGTTTAACTTAAACCAATCTTTCCCGGATACATTGGCCCGTCTTTGATTCTTTCACCACCGTCAAAGTAACGTATTTCAATAGGCATATCTTGCCAGTTTAATCTGTATGCAGCCATGATACGATGATTGCCTTCGTTGACCCATGCTTCACCGTTGTAGGCAACCATGATGTATGGAAGATATTCGTGATCGGGACTGTGTGACATGGGTGGTAATTTACCAGTCTTTTCCATATAATCCATCAACCACTTTAAGTCAGCTTTACGGACATTAGTTTGTTCATGGCGCATACCCGGCAATGATGCCAAACGCATTACACGTACTCTTGGTGGTGTTCCTCTTACTGAAGCTGTAGTACTGCCCATATATGGTACACCATAACTATTGCGTCCTTGCTTTTTAGCATAGTCAATCTTGCTTTGTAACCAATCCTCATTAGGTACGTCTACACTTAGTGTGCCTTCTGTGACACCTTGCTGACCTTTATCTAGAAATGCTACATTGTCTGGTATGCCTAGCTTTTTAATGCTCCACAGTATTTGATTATATTTTCCATCATATACTAATTTGTCAGATCCTAGATTTGGCGCACTAGAGTTAATTTGTTGTTCTGCTCGTTTATAGCTTTGAGGTTTGAGATACTTTTTAGCTTCACTAGGCCATCCACCTTGAAGAACATTATATAATGATAGTAAACTAAAAGCCCAGTCTTCTTTATCATCAGTTTCCCAACCTTGTTCACCGTGAGGATGAGTAACTAATATCGCACCCTTTTGTATAAGAGCCGGTACATTTAATTTTCTACGGTCAACATTAAATGTAGTGTTTGAATAGCCTTCCGCCACACTTGACCTTGATTCTCCGCCGCCACCATCACCTCCGCCTTCACCGGATTCTCCACTACCTCCGTAGTAGCCATAACCAGGAAAATAATATCCTCCTGTTCTGCGAATTCTTTTAGATTTTTTTCTAGATTTTTTGCGTTCTATTATAAATTCATTAGCTCTCATGTATAACCCCTAACTCTATCAAAGAAACTTGGTTTACCCTTTGACGGACCTTTAACTTCTCCATGACGTTTATGTTGACTACCATAGTCATAGAATTTACCTACTACATCGAATCCATGCTTAAAGAAAATTGCAGCCGGGAAAGGTCTGATATTTTTCATCATTCCCACACGTTCTTTACCTTGTGGTGCTTCTTGTTTATCAGTTGTATTTCTATCAACTGGTTGTAACCATGCATTTGGTTTTAATCTAACTAACCAAACATAAGGCTTTTCCATAGCATACAAGTCATTATCATTTATATAAGTTTTTAATGGATAGAACCACAATGCAGGATTACCCTTGCCTGCACCAATATAATCTGGATAATAGTCTGGATGGTCAATGTCAACACTACGTCCAAACTTTTGTTTAGCACTAAAGCCTAACTGGTCAATGTCAGTAAAGCGAACAAAGTATTCTTCTGGTCTGCCACCATCACGCTTAACAGCATTGATGATTTGATCCTTAACACTTACTTTGGCTTCTGTGATAAACTCAGTGGCTCTCATTTCTTACGTCCTCTAAATCCTGCTGGCATATGTAAATCATTAACGGGGAACATTGATTTGAACCATTCATCAGTGCCCGGCTTTGCAGTAATCTTACTACGGTCTATAGGAATAGAAGATGTAGGTTTTCCTCTATAATCATTTACACCAGCAAGTCTTTTAAGTTCGTCTAAGTTCATAGACTCTTACCCCAACGTGTATTGATTACATTCCAGTTAATAATCTTCCACTGTTCTTTCAAATATTTCTTTTTGTCAGAACCATAGTCTAATATCCAGGCATGTTCCCACCAATCAACTAACAACAGTATGTCATTGCGTACTTCATGGTTCTTGATAGTTTTAATCTTACCATCAGTTGCTAAGTATACCCAACCACTACCTTGAATCTTCATTGCTTCAGTTTCAAACTGATCCTTCATTGATTCGTATGAGCCAAAATGTTTGTTAATAAAGCCCATCATAGGACCATTGGGATTATTTTTATTTCTCACTTCACGGAACTGAGGGAATAATGTATTATGTAAAAATGCACCTGCATAGTTAAAATCCTTATCACCCTCACCCTTGTTATAGCGTTCAGCATAACCTTTAGCTAGTTTGTCATAGTGAAGTTCTATTGTATCTTTACTAAGAACAGGTGCAAGTTCACCTTCAGTAAAGTTTAGTGGAATGATTTCTATGTCTTGGGGTTTACTCTTATCCTCAAGTAAAGTAATTAAGTCACGCATTAGTCTGTATAATCCTCAACTTGTACAATCATATTAGGTAATATATCACCCAAATACATACATTGATCTGTTTCTTTTAAACTGTCAATCCAATTATCAACTGTAGTATGATCCAAATCTCCTACAAGTTTTTTATGGTCTAATTTATTTACATCAACTGTGATTAATGTTACATAATCATTACCAGTTCTTTCTTGGTCTGACACCGCATACTCTAATGCTAAGTCAGGATTATCTGTTAAAAATACTGCATGGTGTCTACCACCTCTTAGACCTTGCTGTTGAATAACATCAGCTGGCTCAGATGTTCCATGCCATAATTGAGTATGATCATTTGTATTTTCAAAAATAAACTCTTTGGATAGCATTAGTGTTTCAATAGTAATGTAGATATGATGTTAGGATCATTAGCACTGATATCACCTTCACCAGGAGCAACAATAACATTGTACTTCATACCTGCAGGGATAGATTTGCGTTTAGCCATGTACTCATCATAGTTTAGAATACTGTTAGCACTTAGTCCATACTCTTTAGCAAGACGATTCTTTAGTTCAGGTAACTTGTTAGGTTGTACTTGCCATTGGCCTTCTGACCCCTTAACTAAGTTTTTCTTTTCGTCCTTAACTAACAAATCTTGGAACAAATCATCTGGAACAATGCGACTATTCTTAGTTGTATCTAAGTTAGCATCTTTGGCTTTGACTTGCTTCTCTTGTCCTGTATTAGCACCTTCACTCCAGTTGATAATGAAGTTAGGTGGTTTCTGACCTAGCGCGGCACCAGCCATCTTTGTATACGCATAGAACTTAGTATCAGGATGCTTTGCAGCCATCTTCAATGCTAAATCTAAGTATTCTGGGCTAAAGAAGTCACCAGCATCATGCCAACGAATGGTTACTGTATAACCACCCTTCTGACCTAATTTTTCTTCTTTGGCAATTTCACTGCTTAGTTGACTGAAGAAACCATCTGGGTCATTCAATAGATATGTTAGTATACGACCATCACTCTGCCAAGCGGCTTTGAACTGAACTTTACCACCCTTCATGGCAAAACAATCTATTTTACATGAACCAGCTCCTGGGCATGTATTAACAATGATTAGTTTGTTTGTATCTTCATCCAATGCGATACCAGTCAATGCCGCAAAGCCAACGTTAAAGAACTGTTCTAATTCACCGTTACTATGCTTCATCTTTTCGTTTTGCTTTAATAATGCTTTTGGTCTTTGTGCCAATGCTTGTTTGATTTTATCTTCATTATATGTTTGACCATCAGGACCTAAATATTCAATCACACTACTACGATGTATGTAAGGCATTTTATATCTGTCTGTCTTTGTTTTACCAGACACATACTTTTCATTGCCCTTCTTGTCAGTCTTAACATTACCTTGTTTATCAACATCAGGAGTACCAATGATACGTTTCATGTAGTCTTGGAACTCGTCACCACCAAACTCACGGCTACTTGCTGGTAGTTTAGTTGCTTCATCTAATCCAGATAGTTTGCGAATTCTGTCTAAACCTTCTGCTACGCTTTTGCCCAACACTTGTTGAACTAGTAGTTCGGGAGCAAAATCCATGTCACCGGCTAATTCTCTTGCCGCTGCCAATACTGCTTCTCTAGTTGGTTGTAGTCTTCTTTCTTCAACATCACGGCGCAACTTCATTATAAGAGATTGTGCATCATAACCTAAATCACGAACTCCCTCGTCAACTTCTTTTTCACCGGGCATATCACCAGCTTTAGCAACGAATTGCTGAGGTGTCATAATTTGTATGCCACTCGGTGCTCCGGGCATTTTTGGCTCTGCGCCTTCAAATAGTTCTTTAAAATTCATAGTATTTCTTTCCTAGCTTTAGCTACCATTTGTTCGGCAAGCATTAGTAATTCTTCCATCTGCTCAATGGATTCACAATTCCATCTACGTAAACTCTTATTAATATTGCTATTTGGATCTCTTGCTGTCTTGGCACTTGTTCTACTTTTCTTCATACCTTTCATTCTAGCACAGAATGACTTACGGCGTTTAGCGGCTTTACTACCCTTTTTAAGTTTGCTAGGTTTAGTAGTTACTGCTGTTTGAATCTTGCTACCAGGGTGACTGCGGCGATAACTACTCACAGATTTTTTGCTCATCCCGCCAACACGTTTGTTATTGTGCTTTGACCAATTCTCACCTTCATTTGTTGCCATTTCACCATCATCACTATGACCATAATATGCGGCTACTTTTTGTAAATCAGCAGAATTTCTAGCATTGAGATAATCAGTTACTAAATCGTGAATTTGATTTCTTTGTTCCATTGGTGGAGGTAATTCTATTTCACCTTCACTGGCATCAGCAATATGTGCGGCACCGGGGCTATCTAAGAACCAGATTTCATCATCTTCATCCCATTCTAATCCCCATTTGTCTATTGTTGCAGTTAACACATAGTTATTGGTAGTACCTACTACAAACTTGTTACCACCTATATAACGTGAACTAGTAGGTTTACCATAATCTTTTGGTCCGCCACCACCGCCTGTGGGAGGCTTATTAGGAGCAAATTCATTTAGCTCGCCTTCACTTTTAGGTTTCTGATGATGTTTTTTCATATTGATAGCAATAGCGGCTTGTTGTGCTGGGTTTGCGGCTTCCCCCACACCTTTATTTCTGCCGGCCATTTGAATTACTATTAATGGTACTCTATTATCATCTTTGTCACCGCTATGTGTTATTCTATTATATTCTTTTACTTTTAGTGCTACTGTATCGGGATCCATAACCTCTTTACTTATCACCTCATATCTAGTACCCGGTTCAAGCCCAGCTTTTTTTAAATCGTCTATATGAATAGGTGTACCAGTGCCACTACCATCTGCATATGTTACGCTTTTTTTTAACCATCCGGGTTGAGGTTTTGTACTAATATACACAATGCCTCCTGAATCCACACCCGCATAAATATAATCAGGTAAATGCAGAATGCTCTGTAAATTTTTATTTGGATATGTTTTAAAATATTTTGTTACTACTGAACTAGTGTTCGTGTAGTCATCTATTTTTTGTTTTTGAATTTCTACTGCTTCTTCTTCAGATCCAACTTCAACCTCAGGAAAAAGTTTTGTTATATTAGTAACTTGGTTACCATTTCTATCACCCACCCAGGCTTTAGCAGTGTTGGAATTTTTAAGCGTAAATGCTTTAATAACATAGCCTTTATATGGCAATTCTACACCCTCATTTAACACATTTTCAATTAAAAATTCGTTTGCTCTCATGTTAGTTCCCGTAAATAGTTGACTTTATTGCGTAGGTATGCTACACTATATCTATTATTTATCATTTTGGTCTATCTATGTACACAAATCAGTCAGTCAAACGTATCGGTTTTGCTTGCAAATGGGCAGAAATTAACAAGAAGGGTGAGATTGTTTCAGCCGAAGGTCTTAACACAGGTGGTACAACTCATGCTTGGGCAAAGCGTAATAGTCGTAGTGTCGTAGAAGAAAAGATTATGGATGTTGCTAAACGCAATATTCTAAATACACATGCACTTGTTAAGAAAGTTGCAACACTTGATCCACAATTGCGTATGTTGCGTCTTACTAGCGATATGCTCAGTTTCTACACTATGGATGAGTACAAAGACTTTTGGCAATCAACTGATGTACAAAACAGTTTACAACGATGGTTCGCACCGATCGGTGAAACTGCTAGGGCTAATGATGTTCGTCTAAGTTTTCACCCCGATCAATTTGTAGTTTTAGCAAGTGACCGTGAAGAAGTAGTAAATAAGAGTATAGATGAATTTGAATATCATTGTGACATGGCTCGTTGGATGGGCTATGGTCAGAAGTTTCAAGATATGAAAATCAATGTTCACATCTCTGGTCGCAAAGGTCCTCAGGGCATCAGAGATGTTTATAATAGACTTAGCCCCGAGGCACGAAACACACTTACATTAGAGAATGAGGAATACACACATGGACTTACAGACTGCTTATCATTATCTGACCTCGTACCTACGGTCATGGACATTCACCATCACTGGATTCGTGAAGGAGAATATATTTCCCCCAATGATGACAGGGTTAAAAAAGTTATTGATAGTTGGCGCGGTATTAGGCCTACTTTACATTACTCCGTCAGCCGTGAGGACGTACTTGTCGGCCATTCCGGATCACAGTTACCCAATCATGGTGCGTTGATTGAATCGGGATACAGTAAGCAAAAACTTCGGGCACATAGTGATTACTATTGGAACGAAGCGGTGAACGATTGGGCATTGACATTCATTGATAATTTTGATATGATGTGCGAATCGAAGGCAAAGAATCTTGCCAGCTTTAAATTATTAGAGAGATATAAATGTTTGACAAAATAAAGAACTTATTCAAAAAGCCAGAACCTGTAAAGCCTGTACAGGCAAAGAAACCTCGTCAGCCTAAGAAGAAAAAAGAAGATAGCGTTCTATCTGATAAAGAAAAGGCAACCAAAGAAGGATTGCCTTATGTTAATATTCTTAAGATGGAACTTGATCCATATGATATTAATACGGGCGCATTCGAACTTGACTTTAATGATAAGTTTGTGTTAAACTTGATTCGTGCAGGATATAAAATACGTGAAGATGATACTGATACAATTATTGTAGATCGTTGGTTTCAAACAGTATGTCGTAATGTAGCACTAGAACTCTATGAGCAACAGCAGGCCGATCCGGAGAATCGGGCAATGGCTACGGACATGCGTGTGGTTCGTGCTAAGGACCTTGGTGATGGTAGAACAGAGGTAAGTTGAAATAGTGTTGTAAAAATACAACAATCCAAAATTTGACAATAAATCCAATTGGCTATATAATAGAATCTTAGACAGTTAGATAACGGTCTAAAAAGAGAAAAAAATTCGGGAAACTGAATACTGTACAATAATTCAATCATGTGTTATAGTACATACATCTACTGAGATGAGGACAACTAAGTTGAATTCTACTCAGGGATAACAGGTAAAACTGTTTTTTTTGTTAGTTAATTTTTTTTATATGAACCAAAGGAAATATATGACAGATAGTTTTTTGATTGCAACGGCTGTGAATCATTCTAAGCAGACCGCAACCGCAACTGTAGTAGATGAGTTGGCACTACCAAATGGTGCATCAATCGTTACTAAACCCAGTGGTGAATTCTTACGCTGGACTCACCCCAACGGCACTTACAAAGAGGTGCCTATCGTGTTCAAAGGATTAGATGGTCAACGGGCCAATCGTTTGAAACATACATTGTTGGACAACTACTATCTTGCAGGTTATGATTGTAGTAACCCCAAACCTCTACGTGCTAGAGTGCTTGATGAGCCCAACAATCACATCCTTAAGGTATTTTTGTGCCCACTCACAATGATGGTACATATCTGTAGCCGAGATTCCAATGATCCAAGGTACATGAAAGGCATTGATTGGTCTACTATGACTGTGAAGTGGCCGTGTGATGAGGACGCAGGTACCTATCACATCGTTAAGTTTGGTTTGTCCAAAGACGAAGGTGAAGAACTGAAGCGTCAACTGTATGCACAATACGTTGAAATGGGTTACACTAAAGTATCTGCTAGGGATCAAGTGCCGAAGTATGTTAGTAAGGCACGTGACATCAGCAAACAATTTGCTGTTTAACAAAGGAATACAACAATGAGAAACTATACTACTGTTTCCGAACAATTACAATGTTTACAATCCGAATTGCAAGGAGTGCTACTTGACGTTGAATACGGCGACGGCTTTGACGAGGTCTGCTATAACACAATCATGCGTGTATATAACGAATTGAACAATCTTTCACAACAAACTAAAGGACACTAATCATGGCTACTAATCAAAAAGTTATTTTGAAATATACTAAACCCAAAGTATTGAAATACAATAAATCACTTATACATCGGCTTCTTAGAAAAAAGAACGAGTACAGTACTACGAATGCTATGGACAGACTACATGAATTTTTAAATAGTGATAGAGTACAGGTACAAAAACATTTTGACCAATTAAAAAAAGAAGGTAAAATGTATAGCCGAAAACAAAGAGTTAAATTTGAATTAGTAAAAATAAAAGATATTAACATCGATGATGATATTCAGCGTGAATTGGATCACGGTCATGTATTAAAAATAGGTGATCCTGACACATTTGCAGTTCCCTTTATGTCTGTGATTACTGGAAGTAAGGATTCAAGTGGCAAGTACCATTCAAGCAATGGTCAGCATACATTGATATATGAGGCGGCCCTTGATTATCATGGTCTTTGGTATGATTACGACGGTGAGGTAGAAGAATTAACAGTACCTTTTGTATACATTGAAACCGATGACCGGTCAATTTTGCGATATGATTGGTATGTTCGCAATGGTATGGCAAGTAAGAAGCCACAACCCTATGACCATCATCGTGTTGAAGTTTTGTGCTGGCGAGTAGATGATAAAACAGATCAAAAATATAAAAATGCTCACCTAATACAAAAGGTATGTGAGGAAGAGGGTTATGAACCTATTAGTGAATTTGATTTTGAAAACATAGATCATCCCAAAGCAATCAAAGCAGTGGATCAAATGCGTAAATATGCAAAAACTTCTGAAAAACGTGACGCTTGGCGTTTTATGTTGAGAACTCATGCTCAGAATTTCCCTAATCGTCAAATCCATCAGATGGAGATTACTCTGTTCTGTGAACTATACAAGTATATGTCTAATATAGAGGGGGTTGATGTTTATAGTAATAGTTTTCAAAAGGATTTTATGGAGCCTTTTATTGCTATTATGCAAACTTTTTTCAAGGGCGGTCCTGATAATTTAGCAAGCGAAAGCACAGTTACCTATACGAAATGGTTTGCTGCCGAGTGGAATCTTGACCCTTCTACAGATGAAATAGGGGTAGACAAGTTTGCTTCACTTGTATTAATGTTAAAGTTATATGTTGTCCTAGGAGGTACCCACAAGGTTCCGGATATTGTTAACAATTTCAAGAGTCCTAAATCAGGAGATTTATTGAAATACCTTTCAAAGTCTATTACTCAAGATTTGAAAAAATATGTCAAATAAACGTCAACTACCTGAGTTTCAATTCTTTTATATTATTGAAACTGCACATCACTTCTTGCATGACGGTAAACCGGTGCGTCGTTTAGGTTATGGTATCACTATAGGACCCAAAAAACGTTTAAGTCAATATGCTGACCATAGTGGAGGAGAACAAGAATTTGTTCATATTCTTTACGGTGATTATAGACAACAAACTAGTTTGGAAAATATTGTCAAGGAAAAACTAGCTAGTAAAACCGCTTTTATTTACGGAGAACCGGTTGAATGGTTAAGTTTTGATAGCGGTATGACAGTACAATCACTGTATAATTTAATTTTGGATATAGTTGATTCGGAATCATATGATATTTTTTCTGTGAAAAATATTTATCTGCCTTTCAATAATAGTACTCGCCACAAAAAAATGACCAATTACAATGTTAAAAATAACCCTTTGCAATATTTGGATATTAGTGAAGTGCCTAGTTGTCTCATAGACCATAATATTTGATTTAATCTAAATAGTAGTATATAATAGACACATGAAATACGCACTTATTGACACAGCTAACACATTCTTCCGTGCCCGTCACATTGCATCACGTAATAGTGATACATGGGAAAAGATCGGCATGGCCCTTCACTTAACATTAGCAAGCACTAATCAAATCGTTCGCAAGTTTGGAATCGATCACGTTGTATTTTGCTTAGAAGGTCGTAGCTGGCGTAAGAGCTTCTATGAGCCATACAAGAAAAATCGTATTGTTGATACATTATCACAGACAGAAGCAGAGATTGAAGAAAACGAAATGTTCTGGGATACGTATGAGAAGTTTACAACTTTTCTACGTGAGAAAACTAATGTTAGCGTTTTGCGACATGCTGAGGCTGAAGCTGATGACTTAATCGCACGTTTTGTTCACTTGCATCCCGATGACGAACATTTTATTATCAGTAGTGATAGTGACTATGTTCAATTGATTAACGAGAACGTGAAACAATATAACGGTGTAGCTAATCAATTAATCACACTTGATGGTTACTTTGACGATAAGGGTAAGATTGTCAAAGATAAGAAAACTAAAGAACCCAAACTGTTAGAGGATCCTCAATATTTGCTATTCAAAAAATGTATGCGGGGCGACGGTACTGACAATGTGTTTAGTGCTTATCCAGGTGTACGTGAGAAAGGTAGCAAGAATAAAGTTGGCTTGATTGAAGCATACGCTGATAGACATAAGCAAGGCTTTGATTGGAACAATCTAATGCTACAACGTTGGACTGACCACAATGAAGTGGAACATCGTGTACGTGAAGATTATGAACGTAATCGTATCTTAATTGATTTGACTGCACAACCACAAGAAATCAAAGATAAGGTTGATACAACTATTCGTGAGGGTGTGCGTATAACTACTACCCCTCAAGTTGGTATTCACTTTATGAGATTTTGTGGTAAGTATGATTTGACTAAGATTAGCGAACAAGCCGAGACTTATGCTAAATGGTTAAACAGTCCCTATACTGGTTCATTGGTATGACGGACAAATATCAAGAACATTTTGGAGTTGAAGTATGAACGATAATATTAAAGCAGGTGCAGACCTCAACGCAGGTGATGGTGGTTATAGTCTAGGCACTAAAGAAAAGTATGATGAATTTGTCAGGGGCCGTAATCAATCATTAGGTAAAATGAGAATCCGAGAACTTGCTGAACAGGCTACAACTTATATTGAGCCAACATCTAATAGTGGCGAAGGCTGGATCTTTGACAAGGAAAAGTTCGCCGAGTTGATTGTGAGAGAATGTGGAGAAATTGCCTACAAAGCGTATTGGAATAATCCCGAAACAGTTAGAGGCGTACACATTCAAGAAAAGATTAAAGAACATTTTGGAGTTGAAGAATGAAATTCACTACTACTGGTACAACTTTTAAAGAAATCAATCAAGGTGATCCAGACTTTATGATGAATGATGGTATCAAATTAGTACCACGAGCTGCCATTAAGATTAGCCAACGATGCCCAAGTAATTATGCAAGTTTGATTGCTGAATGTATGAATCACGGTTGGATCAAACCCGTCGCACATGTTAAAGAATCAGATTATGTTTGGGAAAAGGTAGGAGAATAAAATGAGTGGCGGGCATTTTCAATACAAGCAATGGGAAATAGGTAATATTGCCGATGAAGTAGAACAACTAATCATTGACAATGATAGTGAAGAAAAAGATCAATGGGGCGATAGAAAAGGTTGTCATTTCACTACAGAAACCATTGAAGAATTTAAAAAGGGTTTAGCTATTCTACGACAAGCACATATCTATACACAGCGTATCGATTGGCTAGTGTCAGGTGATGACGGTGAAGATAGCTTCCATAGTAGATTGAAAAAAGAATTAGAGAACTTAAAATGAATAAAGATTTTAATAACATTGTGTTTATTCTAAATAAATCCCCAAAAGAATTACATGCATGGTGGAAACTATTAAGTGAAGATGAACAACAGTATGCCATAGAAATTCTTACCGACTATCGTAAGATGTTAGATGAACCTGTTGTAGAAGAATATACATTAGCAAGAGAATACTTAAAGAAGTTTCAGTTATGAACCTAGCAGAATACTTTGAACAAAATAGATACAAAGCCAAATATCAAATTGGTGATCGTATCTTTGGATATTGGAATAACATTCCGTTTGTTGGCACTGTAGGGAACGACACCGTAATAAGTGAATTAGTTGGACCACAACTTAGTATTCATTTAGATTTACCAATTTGCTATGAAAAGGTAATACGTACTGTTATAATAGCAAAACATAAAGAGTTTAAAAAGATATCAAAATTGGTATCAATCATAGAGGAAACAAATGACAAAAACACTAATCGCAAAACCAGTAGTAAAGAATCAGTTCTGGATAGTAACAGACGGAAACGAAAAAGTAGGTAATGTATTAGCTGATGGTTCTGGCTTTGAAGTTAAACTGAACGGCAACAAGACTCATTTTAAGAATACAAATGCTATTGAGAAGCAAACTAAAATTGAGTTTCAAAGAGTTACTAAAGAAAAAGTTAAACAAGAAATTCCTTTTAGTGAATATCCAACACCTAAAAAGGTATATAATTCTATACTAGACATTAAACGTAAGATTCACTTGTTTACAAAAACATCCAAAAGTAAGTGCTATTATGCCGCAGGATGGTATATTGTTAGTCAGGGAAGTGAACCTACTATAGAATTTTGCCCTAAATACATCTTTATTCAGCGTTATGAGTATGTAGGTCCATTTAAAACTGAAGATGAAGCAAAAGACTTGATAAATATCTAATGATTCAAATTAAGCGGTTTATTGAGAAAGTATCGTTGATTGAGGGGCGACAAGGGAAAGATGTGGTTATTCCAATATCTGACGCTAGAGGCCTACGTGATGAATTAGCAAAACTATTAGCAGACCACTATGAAATGAAAAAGGATTCCCCGGAAGAGGTAATTCAAGTTCAAATATCCGGGGGAGGATTTAAATGAGTAGAACACAACCTAAAGTCTTACTAGAATTAGTAGACAAAGTAACATACAAATGCGA